TGTTATATAAAAAACCCGGTCCCGAGCACTTCCGAGCCGACGTTTTATTGCCCGCTGTTTATACTCTCCAATTGCACCAGGAGTAATTTTATGAACCAGTTTTGACCATGTATGACTTCCATCATCTGAAAACGACAACATTATAACCGGAGCTGCCTCTCCTTCAAGTCCGACGCCTTTCTCCATGTCAATCTCAAAATATGGATATCGAAGCAATTTGTTGTTATACGAAATGTGACCTGTTACAATCTCTCTTTTTATCAACGTACCGTTGTCTGTGTATATGTCAAGAGACATTTCGTACAAATTACCGTCAAGATATGATCCGACATGGTGTTTTCCATTAAAAAACGCATATCCTTGCGAAAAATGACGCTTATTTACTCCAGAACTCGAATTATACGACGCTCTGCGGTGCCATTCTCTGGTTGTAATGTCATACACAAACGTTTTTTCATTACCGAAATTGACAACATAGAATGAGTGGCCTTCGTCAGAGTAAGTATACGCCGTTGCGGTGTCAATGTTTGTAATCTGCTTAATCTGGTATTCAATGGCATGTGTGCTTATTTTCTGTACATCATACCCGACACCCATAAAAACAGATCCGTACCCGTTCTGCCCGTTGCCGATCCAGAACACACTACTCCCGTTTGTCGCAACTGAATATGGAGCCGTGCATCCGATTTCTTTTACCGTTCCTGCAATCCTTCGCCATGGCAAATTAGCAGTGCCGACATTGTTCCAGAGTTCAAAAGACAATTTCCCGATCATCCAGATAGTGCCATTACTTGTTTTTGATATTGCCTGCAAGGTATCAGCAGAATACTCGGCAGTTGCGAAGTCAGGCGCCGACCACGTTGTGCCATCGTATGATGATGAGAAATAAAATTGTCCGGTTGTCGATGAGTTTACAATAAAATAACCATCTGTAAAGATTACGTGAGTTGTATCTGAAGGAAAACTTGAATCAGTTATAAGCCTGAATGTGTCGGTGCTCATATTGTAGATATATCCGTTTGATCCGTCAACAATGAGAATCTGCGTTCCGTTGTCACACAACACACAAACAGAATATGAGGTACTGAGCGTTCCGATTGTCGTAACGGTATAATCCGAGCTTATTTCAACAAACTGGTTGGAGATTACCGCGAATAGCCTGCCGGTACTGGTTGCGTAAAGTGCCCGGCAGTGACCGCTTTCGTACATTTCAACAGCGAGAGTATATCCAGGTGTTCCGATGAGAGCCTTGACAAATTTTGATTTTTCTCTGACTTCAATTTCAGGGTAGAAATTTACCAGTTCAACAGGAGATATGATCTTCGCCCGGCTGTTATTAGTACCATGTACGATGTCGAAAATCATGCTGATGTTCCCGGTTAATCACCTGGTATTAATATTAAATATACCACGATTTCTCCCTAAAAAATAGAACTTAATAGGCATCGGTCGTTTTTTGTTACTTAGTCTTATCATGTCAAGAGTTTCCATCGCTTTTGCAAGTACAATTTTACTTACTGTAACGTCAGGAAATTCCGGAGAGAGGGTAATCGCAAGGTTAAAAATCAGTGCAGATTTGTACCCTTTCGGCAATTCTACGTCTGCCGTCAAGTCGGTACACTGAGTAAACAACCGGATGTTCAGTATTGTTACCGTTCCAACCACTGCCGGGACAGGATACAATTTCACCGTACCAGTGAGATCAGATGGTGTATACGTCAAGTATTCCGGTATTCCGGTAACTGTTTTGTCTTTGATTTCCATGTATTCCTTTTCAGGAATTACCGTCAGTTCGTAATCGTAGCCGCCGATTGTTGTGTAAGCAGCCTCTACGCTGAGAGGCTTGTTCCCGTCCCATGTTTCACCGTCACCGATCGAATACTCCGCCGTACTCGCCGCAGTATCAAACTCCTGCTCCTCAGTAAGCGCAAGGTCTGGATCATTTTCCCACTCTTCAAACAGCAGGTTCAACGCCTGTTTCCCGTCTGTTTTCATCTGAGCGGAAAGCGTTTCACCCTCTCCGGCAATGCCGAGCTTGCGATATGCAGCAGTGATCAGTTCGATGTATGTCATTTCCCGGTTCCGTTCTCCTTTAGGTAATCAGAAAAGCGCCCGCGCTTCGGCAGTGTTCCGAAGTGTATAAATTCAATGGTCGGGTCGCAATACACTTTTATTCCGCATGCGTTGCACAACTTGCAAAACCATACATCCTCACCGAAATACCTGTTGTCAATCCCTGCGAACGGGTGTTCAATATCGACATTTACCGAACTGTCGTTCGGCATTCCGCGGTACTTCCGCAATTCATTCACCAGCCGCAAAATCGTATCCTCATACATTGCCGTCTGTCCGGTGGCGAAAAACTGATACACGCCCTTGTCGTCAACCAGGTGAGGATAATGTTCTGCGAGTGTTTCAATGGTTTTCCGGGTAATTCGCATGAAACCGGTCGGTATGTGTTCGCTCTCGATGAGCTTCAATTTAAAATCAGTTACCGGGAAATTATTTCTATCGAATTTTATATCGATCGGGTATCCGGGGTCATCGATTTCACGATACGGATAAACACCGCCGATAACGTCAACCGGCTGCTCCATTATCTTGATCATTGCATCATACTCAAATGCAATATCAGCATCGACAAACAACAGGTCGGTAAAATCGCCATCTATGAAGTTTTTTACGATTTTATTTCGGTTGAGGTCGAGGTACGCGCCTTTAATTTGAGCGGTAAAAGATACGTCATACCCTTTAAGCTGCAGAGCGTTGATATTGTTGAATACCGACACCATTGTATTGACACATACTTTCGAGTCGTATGCCGGGATTCCTATCAATATACTGCTTTTTGGCTTTTTCATTTTACGGCCTCAAGGATGAAGTAAAAATTCCCGTTGTCAACCTTTCCGTTAAATAGGCTGAAATTACCTTTATAACACCACCGGTAATCTGTCATTGAAGTAATACCCACCTCGTCGTATGACTTCTGATTCAAGAAGTGGAGTGTTCCGAAATTGATTACCCGGGTATGCCCTGGATCGCCAAACGTCCAGATAGTGTCAAAGTGCGGGACTATTGAACAGACGAACCCGCCCGGTTTCAGCATCCTCCAGAAGTCTTCGAACTGTTTGAAGAAAAAACGGAAATCGCCTTGAGTTCCGATGTGTTCAAGAACGTTGTAGGCGTGGATTTCATCGACACTATTATCTGCAAACGGGAGCGGAGTATTATTCAGATCCCAATCCAATTCAGGTTTTGCAGATTTGTCGATGTCAACAGTGGTTAGACCGTCCCATTTCTTGCGTACCGGGCTGATCATGCGACGCCGGTCGTTACCGCATCCGAGTAGTAAATCCATGATTCTTATCCTTCCGGGATATACTCAACCGGTAGGGGCCGTAGCCCCATCCCGGAAGAGTTGCATATGGAGTATGTTGATCAAGAGCCCATCAATCCAAGTTCCTGCAATGCCGTCTGAATTTCTCCAACAGCCGTATTGCAGACAGTAGTCGTTGACGCTGCTGTAACCGCTGCAGCAGGTGCAGCAGGCTGGTCGCAGGGAGTCGTTCCATAGAACGCCAGTTTCGACGTTGACGCCGCGCCAATGATTGCGCCGTCGTCCAGTTCCCGCAGGGGATATTGATAGTGTGCCATAATAACCTTTCTTTAAATGTTGAGTAACTGAGATTATGCCGTCAGAAGTGATTTCTCATCTTCTGAAACTTCACGGTACGCACGTTCAAAGACGTTTTTAGGTGACCATGAATCGTATTTTGATCCATTAGGATTTGAATAGTGAACATGATAACCATCAACATCTTCTAAGTCATCACCAGCAACAGATGCCACTTGATTAAACTGTTTTGAATACTGATTGCGTGACATTGGCTCAGCGAGGATGATCTTTGTACCAATATACGATTTCAAAAAACACTCTTTCCGTTAAAAAATACTGAGGGGCCGTAACCCCTCAATTAGTCAGCTGATAACTCGCGCCGCCCACCCGAGCTGCATTGGACGGATACCGAAGTATGCATCCAGCCGGTTTACGAGGCTGCGGGTATTGATGTCAAACCCACGAACATACGCGATTGACACCCCGTTCTTCGTGAACGTTTTTGCGACCTCCATTCCTTTTGGCTGGTAAAGCTGCGCGAAACAGAGCGCAAATGACTGTTTGTGCAGGATAAAATCGTTCTGCACAACCTGGCTCGCCGTGGTCTGGTGAAACGTTACCGTCGATGCAACAGGGGTTCCGCTCACTGTCTGGTTCGGTCCACTGATCACGATGTCCGGTTTTACCGAGACCGTGATATTGGTACCTGAAGCAGTTGTGTCGGAAACAGCTGTAAACCGCTGCCCGCTGCTGTAATTCTCTTTTGTCTCAAAATTCACCGGGTAACACGCGCTCAGATAAAAACTGTCGCCAGCTTTGAGCGTTCCGCCACTGGTCACACCACTGATCGTCAGCGTGCTCGCCGTGGTGCCGGACGGTGCGGTATAACCCGACACTGCCGGATTTGTACCGGTTGTACAGGTACCGTGAGTATGTGCAGGCATATTCTGGCTACAATACCAGTCCATACCAGCCGCTTTTGACATCTGACCTTTCTCATACATCTCACTGATGTTTTGAGACGGATTGTACTGACCAGCCATCGCATTAACCATCGAATCCTCACTCCGAGGACTGATGATACAACTGAGCGGGCCATCCTGCGGAGCAAGAGACTCTTTGATCATCCGGCGACCAGCAGAGTAAAACGCCATGCTGTTCGGCGCGGTACCAAGAGTAGTTACCGGCGACACCTGATAGATGTAGTTTTTCATGTACGACGCACAAAATGCGTCAATCGTTGCCGAAAGCTGCGAGACCTTCGGCTCAATGAACTGTTTACTGAATTCAGCAGCCTCATCGAGACTGAGCGCCCGTTCCGCCTCTGTAAACTCGAAATCAATACCGCGAACAGTATCAATCGCAACCGGAGTGGTGAGCTGCACGTCATTTGCGACGTCAATATTCCACGTTTCACGAACTGTTCCGAGAGACGGTTTCGGGACGTAAACAGTAGCTCCGCCCTTCTTCACTTCGCCCATCGGCTTGAAATACCGGCTATAACTCGTGTCAAGAGCTTTCAACACTTGACAGTTTGCATACAGCCCGGCCATTGCTTCCCTCACAACGAGGGTGGAAATAGG